CAGGCACAAACACATTACAGGTTTATTCAGGAACAGCCTGGCAAACAGCAGCAATAAGCTCATCAGGATTAGCAACAAATGGATTTGCAATAGCGATGGCTGTTGCTCTTTAAATAACAACTAACAATAAAAAAAAATGGCACAAAACTTTAGACGATACTTAGAACGAAATATAGGAACGACAGCAGTTGATATTCCAGATGGAGCTAACTTTGATACTTACGATACAATCGTTGGAATTAATTTAGCAAACGTTGCGGCAACTTCAATTACTGCAAGCGTATATATTACTAATTCTAGTTTAAATTATTACATAATTAAAGACGTAACAATACCTGCAGGTTCATCATTACAAGTTTTAGATGGTGGAGCAAAATTTGTAGTACAATCTGGCGACAGATTATTTGTTATAAGCAACACAGCATCTTCAATAGATGCGATTGTAAGTGTTGTTGACGATATAAGCTCATAGGAAATTAATTATGCCTTTCATAGGAAATAAACCTTCTGCAGTACCTTTAACTTCTGCTGACATAGCAGATGGTATTATTACTTCTGCAAAGATTGTAGATGCTACAATAGCTAATGCTGATATTGCAAACTCAACAATTAATCTTACAACTAAAGTAACTGGTACTTTACCTATTGCTAATGGTGGTACAGGTTTAGCTGCATTAGGAACTTCCTTACAAGAATTGAGAGTTAACTCTGGTGCAACAGCACTTGAATATTATACTCCAACAGTTGCTAGTTCTGATTATGTTTTACTTGCAACAACAAATGTAACTTCTGCAACAGCATCAGTTTCTTTTGACGGATATTTTTCATCAACTTATAAAAATTATAAAATAATTAATTCTAGCGTTATAAATACAAGTGGTAATCAAACTTTTAGAATGAGATTTAGAACTAGTAATGCAGATGTTACAGCAGGAAATTATACTTATGTAAGCGGTGGTCAATATGTAGATCAATCTAATAATAGTGGTTTTAGTGGTTCATCTGGATATAATCAAACTTCGGTTGAGATGATGTCTAATTATTTTGCTTCTGGTTTTACTATATGCAACGACATGACAATTTTTGATCCATTAGGAACTAATAATTATAAACAATTTTTTTCAACTCAACTTTCAGTTTATTATAATGGAACATATTATGTTTACAGCAATCCTATTAATGGAATTTTAACTAATGCTCTTACAGCTTTATCTGGTGTTTCATTTTTCTTTACAGGTGGAAATATAACATCAGGCAACTTTAAACTTTATGGAATTAAATAAATGAAAAAATTAATAGTAAATCCAGAAGGTACTTTTGAAATAGATTTAACTGCTCAAGAAATATCACAAAGAGAACAAGATACTATCCAAGATGCTGCAGACAAAGTTATTAGAGAAGAAAAAATTGCTACAGAATTAGCTAACAAACAATCAGCACTAAACAAACTTAAAGAATTAGGTTTGAATGATGCTGAGATTAAATCAATTATAGGATAATAATGCCACTAACAAAAATACAATCACTAGGAATAACTGATGGCACAATAGTTAATGCCGATATTAATGCTAGTGCTGCTATAGCTGGAACTAAACTAACTGGTGTTGGTAAAGTATTACAAGTTGTTACTGCTACTGATACAACTTCCAGAACATCTACTTCTGCTACATTAGCAACAAATTCAAATACACTTTCAGTTTCAATAACACCATCATCAGTAAGTAGTAAAATATTTGTCATTGTAACAACTACTGCTGGTCAAAATACTACAGGTAGAAGTGCAAAATTTGCTTTATATAGAGATTCTACATCTATTAATTATTTTCAATGTAATGATACATCAAATATTTTGTATTATCCTTTATGTATTTCTAATTTAGATTCACCAGCAACAACATCAGCAATTACATATCAATTATATTTTGCAACAGATGGAGTTGGAACTAATACAATTAATTACGCAACATCAAAAGGTTCAATAACAGCATTTGAAATAGGAGCATAATATGACAACAATAATTAATTCAATACTAGCAATAAATCCAAAAGCAGAAATTTCTATATCTGCTGATGATATTAATACTGTTCAATGGTTTCCTGGAACTACACCAATTCCTGCAAATGAAATACTTGCTAAGCAACAAGAACTAATTACAGAATATAATTCTAACAAATACCAAAGAGATAGAGCCAAAGACTATCCTTCAATACAAGAGCAATTAGATATGCAGTATTGGGATAAGATTAATGGCACTAATAAATGGCAACAAGCCATCAACGCAGTTAAACAGAAATATTATTCAATCGCCAACTTCAGCTTATACAATATCAGGTTCAACAATAGTATTCTCAGATACTTTAACTTCATCTGACACAATAGATTTTATTTTAGTATTAGGTGATGTACTTGCAATAGGTACTCCTAGCGATGGTACAGTAACTTCTGCAAAACTTGCTTCAGGAACAACTGGATTAATTTCTTGGCAATCAGTTCAAACAACTGGCTTTACTGCTGTTGCTGGTAGAGGTTATCCTTGCAATACTACTTCTGCTGCATTCACAGTAACATTACCTGCTTCACCAAGTGCTGGAGATACAATTATCTTAGTAGATTACGCAGGAACTTTTGACACAAATAATTTAACAATTAATCCTAATTCAAATAAAATAGAAGGTGGTACAAATAATTTACAATTAACAGGAGATAGAGAAGGAGTAACTTTAACTTATATAGATTCAACACAAGGTTGGTTAGCAGTATCAGGAATTCAAGAAGGAACAGATGCTTTATCACCAGTTCCTTATTCAATAGATTTTTTAGTAGTAGCTGGTGGTGGTGGTACTGCTGGTAATAGTGGTACTGCAAGTGCAGGTGGTGGTGGTGGAGCTGGAGGATTTAGAACTTCAACTCAATCAGTTGCTATTGGAACAGTAATTACAGTAACAGTAGGTGATGGTGGTGCTGCAGGTTCTAGTGGTAGTAATTTAGGTTCTTCAGGTTCAGATTCTTCAATTTCTGGTTCAGGATTAACAACAATAACTTCTGCTGGAGGAGGTAGAGGTGGTGGTTATAATGGTAGTATATTTTTAGCAGGTGCAAATGGTGGTTCAGGAGGTGGTGGTAATTATAATGCTTTAGCTGGTGGTTCTGGTAACACTCCAAGTACATCTCCAAGTCAAGGAAATAATGGAGGAACTGGTACTAGTTCTGATGGTGCTGCAGGTGGCGGAGGTGCAGGTGCAGTAGGTTCTAACCATAATGCTACAAACAATGGTACTGCTGGTGGTAATGGTACAGCTTCTTCTATAACTGGTTCATCTGTTACTTATGCTGGTGGAGGAGGTGGTGGAAGTTATACTGCTACAGTAGGAACTGGTGGTTCTGGTGGTGGAGGAACTGGCACAAATGGAACTGCTAACACAGGTGGTGGAGGAGGTGGTAAAAGTGCTAATGGTTCTTCTGCTAACGCAGGTACAGCAGGTGGAAAAGGAGTTGTTATATTAAGTGTGCCTGACGCAAATTATTCAGGAACAACTACTGGTTCTCCAACAGTTGCTACAGGAGTTTCAGGAAAAACAGTTTTAACATTTAATGGTACTGGGAGTTACACAGCATAATGGCTAGTTTTGCAAAAATAGGATTAAACAATAAAGTAATAGAAGTTCTTTCAGTAGTTAATGAAGTATTACATGACAGTAATGGAGTTGAACAAGAAGTAATCGGTATAGATTTCTTAACTAAACTTACAGGTTATCCTGTATGGAAACAAACATCTTATAATACACATGGTGGAGTTCATGATAATAATGGAACACCTTTAAGAAAAAATCATGCAGGAATAGGTTATACTTATGATGAAACAAGAGATGCTTTCATTCCGCCTAAACCTTTTAACTCTTGGATATTAAACGAAGATACTTGTATTTGGAATGCACCAGTTGCTATGCCAATAGATGACAATAAGTATTCTTGGAACGAACAAACTTTATCTTGGGATATAGTAGAAAAAATCTAAGCTCAAAAAGACCATAAGTCTTTTCTTAACAACTAACAAAAAAATAACATGACAACACTAACTATACTTATAGTTTTTATAATCGGCTGCTGGCTTGGCTGGCGTTATGAAAATATCATTAACGATTTTATTGAGCATTTTAAAACAATTTATCATGGCAAAGAAAAATAAAAAAATTGTAAGTCAAGTTTCGTTAACTACAATCGATCAAAAGATTTGCGAACTTCATAAAATAGTTCAAGGAAATTCAAACGACATTCAAATTATCAAGGAAGAGATGGCGTATGGCAAAGGTGGAGTTAAAGTTCTGGTATGGATTATCGGAATTGTTACTCTAATTGCTGCGTGGAACATCTTACCATTTAAAAAATAATTGAAACATTACAACAAAGGAATTGCAGCTCACATGATTGCAATTCTTGAATTAGTAGATGATGACCATTTAGTATTCACAAATGTTAATGGCGTTGGTCCAATAGACATTGTTACTGTTAATACAAAAACAGGCAAAGTTGATCTATATGATGCCAAATCTGATCGTGAAAGCAGGCATTACAAAAGACCAATTAATGACATTCAAAAAAAATTAAACGTTAAACAATTTTATATAAATCTAAAAAAGCGAACTTACAAATTAGGTAACAAAAGAGGATCTATTTTTGCAAATGAACTTACAGACAATAAAAGATCGGATTAAAAAACACGAAGGTTATAGAGATACAATCTATACTGATAGCCTTGGCTACAATACAATTGGCTATGGTCATCTTGTTGTTGAGGATGGATTTATACCTGGCGTTCAATATTCTAAAAAAGAACTTGAAGAAGTTTTTGAAAAAGATTTTGCAATAGCAATTCAAGGAGCAAATAAATTAGTAGGAGATTTTGATATTGATGATGATGCTTTTGGCATTGTTGTTGAGATGTGTTTCCAATTAGGATTTCCAAGAGTTTCAAAATTCAAATTCTTTTTAACTGCGTTACAAAAACAAGATTATGAAAAAGCAGCAGAAGAAATGCTGCTAAGTAAATGGCACGAACAAACGCCTTCACGTTGCCAAGAATTATCAAACATTATGAGGAGCTGCGAATAATATGTTAGGATTTATAACTGCATTAATTAAAAATCCATTAACGAGTTTAGTTGTAGATAAAACAGTAAATGCAATTAATCATCATTTAGAAGTTAAAAAGTTAGAACGAATTGCAGAGATTGAAGCTGCTAAAGTTGTTTCCGTTGCACAAGTAGAGGCTTCAGAAAAAAGTTTAAAAGATGAATATCTAACAATCTTTATTACAATCATTATTGGTATGGCATTCCTGCCACAAACACAGGCTTATGTTATTAAAGGTTTCGATATTTTAAAGCAGGCTCCAGCAGAATTTTGGTGGTCTGTTCTAATAGTATTCTCAGGATCATTTGGAATTAATGTCATCGACAAATTCAAACGATAGGTGCATCTACAAAACAGCATTCGGCTGTTTATTAAAAAACTGCAAATGTAATTATGGCAAAGTATCAAAGTAAATCTGTATCACTTAACAAAGTGATGCGAGGCGATGTTAAAAAATTTAAAGTCTTTGTTAAAAAAGGATCTCGTGTTGTCAAAGTAAATTTTGGCGATCCGAACATGAGTATTAAAAAAAATATTCCAGGTCGTAAGAAATCTTTTTTAGCAAGGCATCGCTGCAGCACTCCAGGACCAAAGTTTAAAGCTAGGTATTGGTCGTGCAAAATGTGGCGCTAATTAAACAATCAATACATCAATGTCAAATAACGCTGCAAAGCGTAAGCGAGTGCTTACGTTCAAATGTTCTTTTTGTGGAACGCAATTGGATAGCAACGATACCTTTGTTGTTAGTGCAGAATATAAGCATTTTTGTATTAAAATAAATCCAGGTCATCCTCCAATTAAAGATTGCATGGAAGATTACCGCAACAAAATAAAAGAAGATCATGTACGGAATGAACGCTTACGGCAAGAAGCCGCTATCAAAGAAAAGCAAGAACAAGAAAAAATCAGGCAAGAAAAGATAAAAGCAATTCCTGCTTTAGAAAAAAAAGTTCAGGAGTTTAAACAATTTCAAAAACAACAAAGATTACAAAATGAAAAAAGGTTATCACAAAACTAAATCTGGTAAGATGGCTCGCAAAGGTTTGTACTATAATATTAATCGTAGAAAAAAAGCAGGCACAAGCAGAAGCAAAGCTAAATCAACAATATCTAAAAAATCCTACCAATCCTTATTAGGTGGCTTTAAATAAGCTATATCTACCTAAAATTCCTTCCATAAAGACTCCAGGATTAACGATTTAAAGTCGTTACTATACTTGGCTCCTACCTAAAAACAGACTCGATTTTGAGTCTATAAATCAAACTTTTTTAAAAACCTCATATAAGACAATATAATTTCTGGTACAAAAATAACTTGTAAGTAGTGGTACAAATTCTCTATAAGATTTTATAATATTATGGTAAATAATTTGTATAAGGTGCAGTTTATTTTTTTTTTGCAATACAAAAGAGTTACACCACTTTGTACCAAACTTGTACCAGACGATTTTTGTCGTCTAAAAGTCAATGGCGGGGTAGCTCAGTTGGTTAGAGCGCAGGACTCATAATTTTAGTTCGTTCTAGCTTTGTAGTTGTTAAAATTAAATCAGTCGCATCTTTGTTAACTTAACAAAGGAAATAATTAATCAGATAGTTTGTCAGAAAGTATAATGAAATCAAATCATTTTGATTTTTGAATATTTTTTTTAAAACTTTTTGTACCAAATTTGTACCAGAATTTATTAACTTATTTTGTTTAGCAACTCATAAGTTATATTTTTGTAGAGTGCAGGCTTTGTATCATTAAGTCACTTGCCAACTTATCTGAGTGCATTATTAAATTAATATGAACTACTACTTAATAAATAAAAGAAATCTTTGGACCATACAACGTAAGCAAGATCGCAAGCAAATGGCTCCAGGATTTAAGTTAAAATCTGAAGCTAATGATTATCTTGAAAAGCTATTAGCTAAAGATGCAGCACAAACTAAAAATCTTTCAGAGTTTAAATTTAAAGAAGAATGGCTTGCCTATTCTAGTAAAAGATTATTGGATGCACAAGATCCTAATAATCGTTTGACAACAGGCGGAGTGCAAACTTACATTGGTCATTATAATCAGAGGATCAACAAGTATATGCCTGATGTTCTTTTATCTGAATTTAATATTTTAGTTTTAGAAAAGTTTTTATTAGCTGCTCATAAAGCTGGACAGCCATACAAAACTTTAAGAAGGCAAGTCAGAGATATTAGAACATTTTTAAGACGAATGAATGTTGAAGGCAAAAAACCATGTCTTGAAGTTTTAAATTTTAAGATACATGAATTTTATGCAATCGTTCCAGCCGATGATGATAAATTTTTTACAAAAAAACCAACTGTAATAAATGACAATCAAGTAAAGGCAATCCTGGATAAACTTAATAATGAAAAAAATAAAGATGCAGAATGCGCTATGAAGTTTGCAATCTTTACTATGTCATTGTTTTTTGGATTAAGAAGATCTGAATTACTTGGTCTTAAAAGATCTCATGTAGATTTAGAAAATGGTTATCTAAATGTTGAAGGCGTTAGAGATCGTAACGGAGCATGGTTAAATCGTACAAAGAACCAAGCTAGCAAAAGAGCTATTGAACTTGATGAACATTCAAGCAAGTTCCTTAAATATTGGTTAGATTATATTAATGAACATTATCAACATTCTCTTTGGTTATTTCCAAGTTTAAGAAAAAGTACATACGGAACTTTATCTCTTAAAAAAGTATCGGAATTAATCTGGACTACTTACGCTGATATGGGGTTGGCTACAATTGAAAGAAGATATGATGGTCATATTAAGGTTGTTGAGTCTTTATTTAAAGGCGCACCTCTGAAAACTTTTAGACATAGATTAGCAACAATGCTTATTAACTCTATGAATTCTGAAAAAACTTTAGATGCTAACTACGTTAAATCAGTTCTTGGTCATAGTCGTTTCCAAACAACTAGCGGTATTTATGGTAATCATTCCTTAGTTGGTACTCCTAAAGAACGTCAGGAAAGAGTAAAAGCAAAACAAAGAGCTTTAAATCACGACACAATATTTAAAAGTTAGTACATACACTAACTCATCGGAGGCTTGGATCGTTAAAATCTGAGCCTCTTAATCAAACTTTTTTTTATATTTTATTAATAAAACGTTACCGCAAAGGTAATCGTTAGTTTTATAACAGTAGTTGTAAAGTCTTGTAGCTTTATTATTTTTTGGTAATTTTTTTAATTTACCTTCAGCATCCACAATAAAAGAATATTTATTATTTAATTTTATTTCTTCTAAATTTCCACCAATAAAAGATTTAGCTTTAGAGTAAAAAGATTGTTGATTGCCTGCCAGAGTAATTGTTTTTATTTTGTTCATAACGTAACCTAATGTTCCTACTTTCTATTTAAGCACTAACTAAAGTTATTCGTTAAATC